CAATTTGTTCGCAATATCCTGCTTTGTGTTGGCTGTGATCTCCTCTTTTACAACGTGTTGTTTATTGATCAGTAGTCCCGCTGCCTTCAAACGCAGTTCCTCTGCTCTCAACGCATCGCTAAACTTACCCATTTCCCACGCCTGATCCCTGATCTTCTTTAGATCCCGAATAGACTTATCGATTGTTACCCCGAAACGAGCCTGTGTCTCCAGTCTCATCTCCTGTAGGCGTTCTGCTACGACTGGGTTACGCAACAGCCTCACAGCTTGCACTGTGGGGTTTTTGTACCCTGCTTGCCTAGCCGCTTCAGTCTGTGTCATATCCTTGTGCAGATACATATCCAGAAACTGTTGCTGCTGGGGTGTTAATCTTTTGTGTCCAGCAAGCCGCTGTTCCTTTGGTAGATCTTCTCCGACATTCGGCATTACGCCCTCCTAAGTAGAACAATTCTTCGGGTTGCATTTGGCAGCAACCACACGTTACAGGGTATAGGTTTGTTTATACCTATACCCCTATGTAATAGGGAGAAAAACCCAAACATTAAACCTTGAGCCTTTTCAATGACTTAACACCCCTATTTTACTTTGTTTGTGCTATCATTGCAAACCCAAACCAAAACCTCTTAACCCATTGATACATAACAACTTTATGAACTTTGGGGTACCAACTTTGGGTTTATAAACTTCTAAACCTAAACCAGAACGTATCAAGAACACGCCTATTTTCCCTTCCATGTAAGATACACTCCCGACCCCATCAGCACTGTCCCGATCATCAGAGTCCCGATATGTAACCAGAACAATTCAAAGCTATGTGGCATAGGCTCGACTGCTGACATCAGCAGCACAAGTAAGAACCCTGCGCCAGTAACATAATTTCCTGTTTTAAATCCCATCACTCGCCTTCCTTTCCATCGCTAATAAATAAAAATCCAGGATCATTGCCTTCTGGGTCACGGCTAACTTCAATAACAAAAGCCCCCAACTTGGGATGCACTAACCCGAATGTAGGGTATCCATCATCGCTCATCCAGAACTTGGTAATCTTAGCCCCTTCCAACCGACCATAATATTTTTGCCAGTAATCATCACTTCCATGTCTTTCATAATTAGTCATTTCATGCCCCTCAGTAAAAAAGCTATTACATCAACTGTAAAGCCGTTGCCCAACATCCTGTAACGCTGTGTATTCGATACATGGTTGGTGTAGTTATCTGGAACGGTTTGCAACCGCTCACACTCGATTGGCGTTAGTTTACGCCACATAAGCCGCATATCATCGCTGTACGCATCTGGATAGCGACCTGTTGGTAGTGGGGATAGCAAAGTATCCTTTTCCACTGTAGACAGACATCTAGCCTTTCCCTTGGTGTCATGCACCTCTAGGCACTGGCTAACAGGAACATTTTTGTTGTAATCATCGCGCACACCATTATTTAGCCTACGACCCACGATAGACGCAGGGTAAAGAACCTTCGGCTCCAGATTGCCACCACTAGCCGCTGCAAGCGTTGGTGCCTTGCCATCTGGGTGATACACACGCCTATTGTAATCATGCCCCTTCAGATCAGCTTCTCCAGCCAGAACTGTACCTTCTGCGTCCGCTTCATCAGCGAAATCAAACACCAACTGCCGCCTATGCTTTTCAAAGTATGACTTTAGATTGCCGCCTTTAAAGTAATTAGCATCAACGCAATGCGCTTTATCGCGGTCTGTAAAGCCATCTTCCAATATGTCCTTTAGGTATATGCGTTTGTTTTCCGGCAACGACCTGACGGGAATATTTGTCCAGTACAGTCTTCGCCTATTTTGTGCGCTGACAAGATTGGAATTAATATCCACGGGTTTGCACCCTAATTGTTCGCTTATGACATCTTGGAACTCCTGCTTCATATTGACGTTTTCCAGCAGGAAATACTTCGGTTTGCATTCTTTCAGAACACGAACAAATTCAAAGAACAATTTGCTGCGCGGGTCATCAAACGCCAATTGGCCTCCGGCAAACGAAAATCCCTGACACGGACTGCCGCCGATCAATAGATCAACTGCTGGCAGATCACCTGCTGTAATCTTCGTTACATCGCCCAAATGGACTGTATCTGGGTAGTTAGCCTTGGCAACTGTGATTGCATACTTATCAACCTCGCTGGCAAAGTAACTGGTGACAGGCAAGCCAGCCCTATCAAGAGCCAGCCTTGCACACGACATCCCATCGAACAAACTAAGTACATTCATTTAAAACCCCTTTCTAGGGTATCCATGTTGTTCAATAAGTTTGCCTTGTTGGTTGTATATCCATCCTTGAATATATGTATCCTCATCCATAAATGTTGCGCCTTTAACACCATATTCTACTTTCAGAACATTTTTGCCATCAAGGTGATTATCAACAAAGTCCTTGCTGACTACATCAATGATAATACCAAACATCCTATGATCCAGAATGCGTGATATTGTTTTTTCTTCAGCGTTTTCGCTGCCATTGTCATCAAGGTAGTTTTTTTCAAAATTCATAGCAAATGAGCCATCATCTGAAAGTGTTGTTGGATCTACGATCATCGTAATATCCACGAATAAATTTTCTGGATCCTGCACACGATCATTCACATTGCTCATGCCGAACATTTTGTATATGTCATCTTTCGCATGGGTATGGATCAGTGAAGCTGATTCATCAGCCTCTTCTATTTCACCATCTTTGTGAAAGTATTTTGTCACGAGATCACGCCTACCATTAGGCTTTATCTCCATGTCATAGACCTCCACCATGTCCCATGTTCCATCAGAACCAGAGTCACCTTGAGGCCAATGGCGATTTTTCAAACCCATTGACACAAACTTTTTGACTTCTTCAACACTCTCCAATCCCATTGTTGAGTGATTTTCATTCACTAATGCGTAGTACGGCATTGCTCTCTCCTTTTGCCCTTATTTAGCTTCTAGTTTATAATCATGGATAATCGTACCCAGATCAGAATTGCCTCTTATGTGAGGCGGTATCCACGTTGGCTCACTACGCCCTTTAATGCGCCTGTGGTGTCCTCTTACCCAATGCTCCCTCTTAGGCGTTCCATGCCCTGTAAACATCTGTTCATAGACCTTTACACCGCGAGGCTTTGGTAACTGGATTGTCACGACCTTGTATTCATTCTTAGGAACCACACGCCCAAAGCGTATATGATCAATCTTTTTTGGCGGCGTTGTGTTTAGATGGATAACCTGATCGTAATTAAGCGTACTAAGTAGCGCGATCAGAAACCTGACATCGCCCATTCCATACTTGCCCTGATCAGCAGAAAAATTACGTTTGACCAACTCAGCCATTTCGTTTGGTTCCCAGCCCATTTTGAACTTTTGTGCTGGTATAGACCAGTGCATAGCCGCCGTTTGGATAAGTCCACACTTGTACATAATCTCGTCCAAGAACTCTCTTTGAACAGGGTCTTTGCTATGCTTTGCGTAATACCAAGGCGCGAAAATAATATCAGAAGTTTCCTGATTGTAATTTGCCTCAAGCATTTCAGCTTTATCAGAAAATATCCTGTCTCCATTGGAAATTTCAAATCCCATAGGATAAGCCGCAATGCGTTCTGAACCTTCATGTATTGTAATGCCATATTTAGCATAAACAATTTTGTCATTTACCCTGCGGATATGATAACCAGTGCGGTTTCCCTTAACATCGTCATCAAACTTAATGTATATGTCTGGAGTATATTTATCATGAGCGTTTTTTCTTGAAGTCCTACGCGCTTGTTCATCCCACTCTATCCACATACTATCAAAGCACGGCATAGCCCTATGCAACATCGCAAGCAATGTTTGCGGCTTAACAAAAGACGCTTTAACAATCTCGTCCAGAAGCGTATTGTCCACCATAAATTTTTGCATCGTTGCCATATCAGCTTGCATGTTGCGCCTCATAGCTTCAGCGACACTGCCGCCAGTATATACGGCAAAGCCCTTCTTTGTTTCAGCCAAAGCCGCTTGCACCATGTTCGCCAAAACAGGACTGTCTTCTTCCTTGACCAAATTACGGTTTTTCATGTCATCAGCCATGCGCTCAACGCCATCCCATGAACTAGCCATTACACCCTCTCCCATATGTCTTTCTGACGTTGCTTCCAGCCATAGCTGTCCATCGCTCTACGCATGATCCGCTCTGCGGTATCAGTCCAGACCAAGGCGTTCTTCTTTGCCCAGATCCAAGCGTACAATTCCTGCGTTAGCCTTGTGATATTATCGCCCTGACGCTTGCCCACGATATGCCCAATTTCATGCAAGGCAGATACATAGTATCCAGTGTTTTTGGTTGGACGGATTTGTATCTCACGCGGATTGCGTCTTGCCCAATAACGAGGCTCAGACTCATCTAGGCTTTGATATGAAACCCTGATCTTGTGCCGTGCCGCTAATTCCATAACGTGCAATGCCATTTCAATACGTTTAACTGTCATTGCTCTAACCTCAACCATTTTGCTTTAATTAACATTGACTGCGCTTCCTGCAATCCACCTGCCGCGCCAAGTAACAACTCAACCTCTTGATCTGTGGCATCGCTGGTAACTAGACTATGCACAGCGTTGATCGTTTGATTAAGCAACGCTTGAACTTCCAAGTAATCTGTTGATCTAGCCATATTGCCCTCCATTGATAGTGCCTGATAACAGATATAAGAAGTGATTGCATACTTGTCAATAGCAAATATCAATAATGGTTAATTAAGGTTAATTAGCCGTTATTTAGAAATCTTCTAATATGCTTCTGGACGGCACATGGGTTGGTCCTGGCCTGACTGTGCCATGTCGATCAATGTCATCAGGCACATTGTCGGCAAACGCATCTTTTGGCATTCCTTGTGTTGCTTTATCCCACGCAACTTTGTTTGCCTCAACATAATCTTTATAGGCTCTATCCATTCCCTGCATGGCATCAGCCCGTCTGCGCGAACCGCCGCATACATTCGTTAAGTCTTTATTAATGTAATTTGTCTGGTTTTTATCCTGCATCATTTTCACACTCTGCGGCGCAAGCAAGGTATCCGCAGCCATCAATGTAATTGTCTTCGTGACTTACGTTGCTTTTAATACGAGCAATTTTAAGCAGACTCATTAACACCCCCACATCTGTTGGGCTGACTTCGATACCCAGGTGAATTGACCAGTAACGAGCAATTGTTCGGAAATTATCCTCCATAGCGCCATGATCTGCTGCTCTGTCTTTCGTTACATACTTCTTTGCTGTGTCCAGCACTTCCGCCCTTTTCATTCTTGATGCTCCCTGCATTGCCAAGTCTTCCCGTCATCGCTGCTGTGCCAAGCCCAGTTGCTGCCACAATACGAACAAATGTTCTCTTTCGGCCCGGTGCTGCGCCGTTTCTCCGGGGCTTTTTTGTTTTCCGACATCTCTTTTAGCCGCTTTTTGCGCCACGGATCTGCATATTCCCCAAACAAATCATCAATATTAGACATTATCCCTCGCTGTTACCGCTTCATATTCACCTCGACTCATAGGCCCATCAACTGCTCCGAGCCATACTCTGCCACCTGTAGCCGTCAACTGGAACTTATCAATTCGATTGTCCTGTTGTAGACTACGAACATATCCTTCTAGTGTCTGCTTCCCGATGCCTTGCAGTATCTCAGGGGCATCAGCGTCCTCTGACCGTTTATGAA